GTTTCCCAGTCACGATCGGAGCGTAGGTTTTCCAGTCATGATCGCGTGCCCTGCTACCTAGTACTGCGTTTAACACCCATTATGGTTAATCCCTATTTAACATAATGGGTGTTAAATAGGGATTAACCATAAGTAACTGATAACTCTATAGATTTAAGTTATACACAGATGTGTTAAGTATTATGACTTTAAGTATCTATTCTAAGTAATTGATTATATTAACTGGTCAATAACTAACCATAACCACAAGATATACCAGCGTTTACCGTTTATATACGGGCTTGTCTGTTTGAAATTGTGAACAATGGTGCGGTTGACGTTAATATCTATCCCTAAAGCCTAAAGCTAAGGTATAAAATCTAATCTATAAATGCTCAGTAATAATCATTATTCGGTACATAAGAATATTTCCCTTTATTGTCATATCCTTTAACAACATAAATATATCCTTCTATAGAGTCTTCTATATTGCTATAATATGTAATCCCACATTAATCTATATGTCTCTAATGTACTGACTCGCTATTTAATATCTTCTTTGCTATGTGCGGCACGCCTCTTGTTGTGGCGATTTCCAGCATAAGTTTATCGCCGTATTGTTCTTGTACCTTTCGTAGGGCGTCCTCGACGGATTCATTGCGTTTTATGCTTTCGTGTTTCTCTACGTAATGGCCCTCTAGTTTTCCGGCTAGTTCCTGCGCTCTTATGGCTGAGTTATATTGTCCGTTTGCCTCTGCCATGATTGCCAGGCGTTCCAATGCGCCTATTCTTTCCTCCCTAGTTCGTGCGGCCCTTTCTTTTATGCCGTCTGCGATCATGGTTCTGATTTGCTTGATCTTATCTGAGTTATACAGTCTGCAGGCGTAAGGTCTTATTGTGGTATCGATCCACTCCTTTTCAGGATAGGCCAGCTTAAATGCTTCTAGCTGTGTCTTGCCCTGCTCATCGATTAATTGAACAAAATAAATATCTTGCTCGCTGTAATCTGGTAGATCGCTGTCTGTTGTAGATTTATTGTTCATTTATATAAAAACCTTTCTTTATAACTATTTATTCTATAGGTCATGTTGACATATCTATTCTATTCAACTATTCTTTAGTCATGGTCGCTGCAACGACCTCTTTTAACTAACTTGGAGAAACAACATGGAAACATCTGAAAAACAACTACAAGACAACGTAGATCATATTGCCGATGAATTAACCAATCCGCCAGAATTAGATCAGGAATATATTGATAATTACCTTGATTCAGAATATTACGAACCTGGCGACACCCTGTCAGCCTATGATTACCTGCAAGATGCTTTAGACATTCAATATATTGTATCTAGAAATAAAGAATATCTTGGTGCGCGTGTTTTAGTGGCTTTCGGCGGCCCTAATATCTGGATTAACACTCAGACAGAAACAGTTGAGGGCTATTGGTGGTCTGATTCTGCCTTTGCATCATTCAGAGACAATCTAGGGCTAGATGACGCATTAGAAGATTTGTACAACTGCTAATGTTCTGTCTATTAATAATGCTTTTAACCGCTTTAATAGTTATTAGAGCTTAATAGTCGCCCCTTAAAAGACTGCAATCTAAATAGGGGCTAATCATTACACTACTGAATAGGAGTAAATATAATGACTAATCTAATTATACCTACAATTCGAGCTAATGGCTCAAAATTGCCCACTATGAGACAAAGATTTAAAAAAGGTCGAGATTTCCTTCAAACTAGATTTTACATTGAAATTAAAAAACATCCATGTAAGTCCGCCTTTGATAGTGCTGAGGCTTACTGGTGGGCTTGCTACTTTTACAAAAACACATTTGTTTAGCATGAATAAACCAACAAAAGAACAAGTCCGGCAGGCTCGCATAGATGCCGGATTAACCCAAACACAAGCGGCTGAATTGGTACACGTTCAGCTTAGAGCATGGCAACGATATGAGGATAAATCAGACTCTACTTGTATTCCTTTGGCTAATTGGGAATTGTTCTTAATCAAGGCTGCTGATTTATAAGGTTTTATCCTTCTTTCCCACTGAATTGTATAAAATGAATGACAATGATTGATTATTCAATGGGTTAGCGTGATTTGGCCGGATTATTGGCCGGTTTATTTATTTTGCAATATGTATACTATTAGTTGGCATAATGCGTGATTAATAAACCGCCTATTGGTTTTGTTTTACTGGATTCACCTTAAAAGCCAGTGGTTACGTGACACGTAATGATCATTGAGGCGGTTGGGTTTATTACTGGCCTGTCGCTAACCAGGCTGACGAAGGTATGTCTATTCATCCGTCTTATGCTCCCATCGATCACTGGAGGCTGCGTCTTAGGGCTGATCAACCCTGCGTGTCTGCTTTCCACGCCGCAGTAATAAATTAGGTTCGCTGATCCGCCTTGCACCTCAGTAACACGTTACCGAGTCAGTTCTTGGGGCTGAAAGAGTACGCTCTAAGATCAGCTATACATACACCCATCCAGTAGCTAATTGGTGGAGTGTAAGTAATAAAAACCGCCGCAGCCTATCAATTCATTGTTAGAGATTGGCTTTAGCGGGTGTTCGTCCTCTTTTGAGAGATGGTTACCTGAGTACAATGATCAGGTCTTTTTGTAAGTATGAGGATGAACTGAAACTGTGTGAAATTTTTATTTTCCTATATATTATTATATCAGTTTCATTCATATTTTTTTCACGGCTCGATTAATCCTAAATCTGTGAATACTATAGATAATCTTTTTTCTGCCATTGTGCGCCAATCATCTAATTGATAATGGATTGATGGTGGGTTTTGATCTAATCCTTTCGTCCATCGTCTTACAGTACCAAACGGGATATTTAATTTATCAGCCCATTGTTGAATAGATTTAGTGGGGCGCATATTTGGCGACCAGTCACGAATCATGTCAGCGATTGCCAGGTGATTTCTTAATCGGCAATTTTCTCTGATATTCTGTACTAATACAAAGATCGTGTAAGCCTCTTTATCTCGTAGGTCTGAGTCTGTAGCTCGTCGGTACTGTGCGCATATAGAGTGCCACTCGCGCTCTGAGTCTATGTTCCTCATAGCTCTTGATCTAATCATGGCAGCATCAGCAATAACTTCTTGTGGGGACAGTGCGCCAAAGTCTCGCTTGTAATCTGTATCAACTACTTTAGGGTTGATGCTTAATGTCTCGCCCCTAAAAGCATAATCAAGCAACTCTTGAATTGAATAGAATCTAGCTTGTTCTTCTGCTGTTTCCATGATTTTTCCTTAATAATTCAAACGCTTTACTGTTTAGGTTGCCGGATGAATAGCGATCATGTGGTTTCTTGGCTACTTTCTTTCTGCCTTTCTCCGCGTTTTTAATCCATTCGATTGATCCAAAGTTATTCATAATGATGCTTGATAAATAATATGTCCGATCATTCCTAGCATTAACACAAGCACACCTTTCCATCCTGATAAATGAGCAATTAAAGCCCCTGCTGCCGCACATATAGCCAACCCTACAATACCTAACATACTCATCTCTCCTAAAAATAATTAACTACTTCGATATAATTCACATTACCGTTCATTCTTTCCTGTTTGAGTCGGTCAAATTCAGATCGATAATGTTTCAACATTTCTTCTTTGTCGCTTTTATACATCTTTCTAATTCCATGACAGCGTTCTTCCATTAGTTCAAATCCTCTTTCTCCGAGTATCTCCTGTAATAGTTTCGTGTGCATACCTGGTTTATGTTCGACAATAGAATGGCAGGAAGCACAAAGAGCGCGACAATTATCAGTATCGTAACGAGCAGTAATGCCGCTACCGCGTCCATTAAAATGTGAACAATGGATTGTTTGAGATTTGAAAGTAATTTGTCCTTGCTCATCTTGTACTCCGCATTTTTCACAAGTGAAGTTTGATCGTAGCCGAACCAAGTTAGACACCGCTTCATCGTATTTATCCCTCTTTAAACCCATTAACGATTACTTAACATCATTGATGCAATCGTGATACTGGCGGCTGATACCCAATACCAACCGAAAACAAAATCTTTATGTATTAATGCTTGATACACTGACTGCATGACGTAGAGGCAAACAATTAAAATAGTAAAGCTGTGCTTGTGTAGTAATAGTTCAATCATTCTACTGTCTCGATTAATTTATCTAGGTAGTGACGAGCTTTCTTTAAATCCTCTATTCCATTCTTATGGCGATAACGTGTGACGTACTTGATGACGTTGCCTTCAAGAAATCCCATCTTTTGAGATAAGATAAAGTCCCACGGCTGTATCTCTCCTTTTTGGTAGTGTGAGCCTGATACTTGGCTTTCATTAGCTGTCATTCTTCTACCCCGAAATATTTATCTAAATAACCATGAGTAATGAGATATAAAATTAATTCTGCCGGACTCCAATCGTTTATATCTTCACCATCAGCGACCATGACTTCATCACCAATATGATCAGCTTCTTTTAGTGCAAGTTGATAAGCGTGTTCGTGGAATGCTGCTTGCTGTTTAATGTTCATCGTAGAATCTCCAAGAGTTACAACCTGGAAACATCTCTAAATGCCTATTAATAATCTCACCCATGTTTGATTTATTTTCTCGCATGGCTTTAGCTAACTTGGGGGCTTGTTTTTGTATGTCGTGCCATATTTTTAACTTAATCTCTTTGCTCATGCGGGAAATCTAAATTGATATTAAATTTTTCAGATGTCCATTTATTGAGATGTTCGTAAACAACACTAACCTCTGATGTTTCTAACTCGGTTGTGCTGTCTTTGTCGGGATATAACGCCCTCATTATTTCTTTAAACAAATCTTCTTTGATGCTTTCTTGCGTCCAGCTAACAGGTACTTGCTTTTGTGTGAGTACGTGGACTTTATCGAATCCAGCATCATTAAATTTGTTTGCAAGTTCACGACAATAAACTTCAATAGCTTTTCTCTGCTGGTCAGTTCTCATAAATACCCCTGCGCTTCGTCCATTTCGCCCCTAGACAAAGATTGATACGTGCCAATAACACGATTAAATTTCACGTAAGCAGTGCCTACTTTCCCTATCTGTCTAAACTTGATTTTCTGTATGTGAATTTCTATTGTTGGTTCGCTGTAATCAGGCACATATATCGCTAAACAACAATCAGCTTTATTTCTAAAGTGTGCTGAGTCTGCTATGTCGTAAGGTGTTGGACATGAGTATGATCCATCATCATTCTTTTTTAATTTTGTTGGATGAGCAACCAACCAAACATGGACATCGTTTTCTCTGGCAAAGCGTTTTATTTTCTTTAATGCGCTAGATACGTACTGCGTCATTGATCCGCTATAGTCGTGTTCTACCTCATTCCAGGGATCAATCACTAAGCCCTGAATCCCTTTTTTAAAAACTAACTGTTTAGCGATAGATAAAACATTATCTAATGAGTGTGAATCATCGCCATCTGGATACAACCAAGTGAAATGATTATTAACCCATTCCTTGCCTTGCTCTAATTCAGTCTCAGTAATTCTTTCGTTGATACCTTTATTGAAAGGCTTGCCAATATACTTCTCGATTATCCTGCCTGCGTGATCGTCCATTGGGTAATTTTCTGGCGTAAACATGGCAAAATTCCAATCGTACCTTCGCGCCATATTGACCATGATGTTATCGACAAAGTTAGATTTGCCATGACCAGGAATCCCTGTGATCACTGACATCTCACCTTCTCGAATCGTATAAAAATCTTCTAGCTCAAAAATTCCAGTGAGTTTTCCTTTCTCATAACCGTGATGAAAAAGATGTGTAATTTTGTCTGAGATTTGATCGACTTCTATCGCGCCTTTAATTGGGAATGGTTTTGCATGGTTAATAAATTCTTTTAGCTTTAATGCGCCTAGTTTGATTAGACATTCATTCGCATCTTTAACTTCTTTCCACTCAACGTATAAACAATTCTCTCTCCCTAATCGTCTGGCTAATTCCTCTCTTAATTTAATTCCAGGTTCATCATTGTCTGTTGCAATAATCCACTGCTTAACGGATTTTATTTTTTCCTCATCTGCATCAAGGTAGGTAAATTTTGATTGATAGTTTTTCGTATTAACCGAAGGCGCACCGTCTGGAACGGAAACCGAGTTAGTAAAACCAACCATATCCAAACTTAATTTATCAATCTCACCTTCGACGATAATTGTTGTTTCAGAAAGATCGTTTAAGCCGTATAAAATTCTTTCCGCACCTCTCTCCATGCAAAAGTTTTTCTTGCCATCCCGATACTTCACGTTAATCACTTCATCGCCTCGATAGTACGGAAATGCAATGCAAGTCGTTTCTTCTTCGAGTTGAGGAATGTAGTGCTTTGTGTAACTAATTTGATTACGGTCTAGCACTTCTTTGGAAATGCCGCGTTTTAAGAAATAGGCTTGTGCTTTGTCGGTAATTTGCGAAGGCTTAAAGTTTGGCTTGTGGTATGTTTTCACGATAACGACTTCTCCTAATCCGCCTGACCAAGAGCAGTGATGACAGTACCAACACCCATCTTGCTCATTGACTGATAGGCATCGGACGTTTTTCTTTTTCCGCTCATGTGAGCATTGAGGGCAGACCGATCTGCCATTCACGATGTCAGTGATGCCGTAATCTTGAAATGTCTTTTTCAATTCACCACCTGCTTCTGTGATTTTGGTTTTTCATCGTTCCATCTTTCGCCGTTGATGTACGTTGTGGCATGAGGGATGAATTTTTTATCGGTGTGTTTGTACCTCTCGCCTGAATCTTGAATCGCCTTGAGTTGATTTTGTTTTGATAAATTTTTAAATGCTGTCTCTGCTCTCTTTTTATTTTCCTTTCTCGGATACCCATCCCAGAACTGTTCAAAATAAACATGCCCGCCTTCGTCTACGCCTTCGTCTACGCCTTCGTCTAGGGCAGCATCTTGCAGTCCTTTGTCTGACACTTGACCGTCATTAGGCGGTAAATCTTTCTCTGGAAACTTGCTTTCTGATCGCGTTCTTTGTTTAAAGTTGTTTATTTCCAGATACTTATCGCCATCAGCTTCATAAATAGTAATTAATTCAAGATCGTTTAATTTGTGCAAAATCTGTTCAATTCGTTGTGCATTGAACTGTTCAGGGCGTAATGGGTATGCACCGCTCCAAATTAGGGCGGGTGTGCAAAAAAAACGCCCATAATCATCGACGATGTTCAATAATCGGCGGTAGAAATTTTCCTCTTCATGGTCAAGTTCGTTGATGTTTTTTGAACTCAAAATCCCATCCCTCACAATTCTGTTAGGCACTTTCTCGCCTCTCTGAATATTGATTTAATAAAATAATTAATTCGTCTAAATCGTCTTTATCAATAGTGAGAATGTCACCAAACTCATCCTCTAAAAATAAATAACAAGGGCGTTCTATGATTTGTATTTTCAACCCTGCGCCCTCATTAGTTCGTCAAACATTTTTGCTTTTTCTTCTGCTTATCATTGCTTATGCCATTAACGAAAATAAAAAAGGGGCTACTAGGCGCAGCCCCATAAATAGATCGCCGTAACTTATGGGGGAGGATAGCGATCTCTAGAGTGTTCATGCGTTATCGCTTAAATGATTAGGAGGATAGAAACGCTTATGCACATTTAAAATTGCTTCACCAGCCGAATGTTTTGGTTCGGCTATATCTCCATTTCTCAGCCTACGGATAGACGAAACAGTTAATCCAGCTTGGTCGGCAAGGTACTTATCTGTCGTCTTATCTTTTAGGTCTTTCAATATATTTGTCCACATACGAGACATTATAGGCACGTTTGCCTGTAATGCAAGCACTTATGCAAGTATTTTTTATGGAGATTGAATAATGGATAATTTATGTATGCCGAAAAAACAGCCATCCTATGCCGGACAAGTCTTAAATGAGCTTGTAGACAAGAATCCAGATATTACCTTTTACCAGGTAGCCAAAGGCGCAGACATAGACTATATTTGTACTTTATTTGTATGCTAATTGACATACAAATATGTTGTACATATACTAATTCGCACACACAATTTGTTGTGTGATTGAATTATCTTATTGGCTTGTTGGTTCTAAAGGGGCTAAATTAAAGGTCGATAATGATAAAAAGGTGGGAGTTAATATCGCCAGCGCCACATACAAAGTGGCAACTAACAGGATTCGCGAGATCCTCAAAACTAGAGAACTGTGCACAGCAAACTAGCTTTAGCGATACTAACCCCCGAAAAGAAAGGAATTAGAAGTACCCCCGGTGGGATTCGAACCCACAAGACCTGGCAGTCGACGGTTTTAAAAACCGCTGCGTTTACCATTCCGCCACAGGGGCTAAGGTGAAGGGAACTTGCCACCAGTATTAGCCGTTCAGGCTAATCAGCACTTGCTGGGCTTGGACCGTTTATGCCTTCTCACAGGTACGGTCTTTGGCCCCGGCTTTGCATTTTCACGAACTTGTCGGCTCTTGGTTTTGCACGCCATGTTTATCACCTCCTTCCTTACAGCCAAGTCTGTAGGACACGATCCCAAAGTCAGTCAATTAAAAAAGTTGGCCAATTATTTCAATCTGGATATTGCTGAACTTATAGAGCCAAGACCTAGTAAACAGCCTGACACCACAATCAACAATGTAATACAGGATTTTATCCACTTTTATTACGTTGAGAGGAATCAACGCATAAAATACGACCAATCACCCTCGCAACTCGGAAAAGCCCTTAAAAAGCAATTTGAGGCGGCTTTTAAGGCATTTTTAAAGGACTTGGAAACCCTGAATCACAACCCTTCATCTGCAGAGAGGATTTTCAATAAACTTTTAGAGCGTTCCTATCAGCTTTCTAGCGATAAAGACAAGTTCGACGACCCCGCCAAAATAAAATAATCCCTAAAATTTTAGATACTTGCAGTTATGCGGTATTTATTTGCTTATTTATTTGCATTTTTGCTTGTATTTAGTTGCATTTGTGCATATACTACTCCCATCAACTAATTGAGGTGATGAGAGATGCTAAGTTACAACAACGATCCAGAATTTAAAGAACGCGCCATTAAGTCTGCCGAGCATCACGCAAAAGCAGATATGTTAATTAAAGGTCAATACGGTCATGTAAACGGATCGTTTAAAGGCTGCTCCGTTGGTTGTGATGCTTACGATATTTTTATGGAGCAAGGTAAGGATAAAGACTACATCAACGATAATATTAAAAGCCCTCACGAAATAACATCCAAATACTTCGGTGTCCCCGAATGGTTAGAACGATGCCGCGATACGTTCTTTGAGAATCTCGAAGATAACACTGGCTGGCACGTAAGATTTAAACAAGCCATTCCTGCCGGTGTATCAGAAGAACGATTCAATATTGTTAAATCAAAATTCTTACTTTTTATTCTTGATGAAAATATTGAGCGAGTTAATCAATTAGATATTTCCGATGACTTAAAAAAGAAAGTGGTTGACGCGATTAAACAGTGTCAAGGCTTACACCAAACAGTTGTTAATGGTGGTGAATGGAATGAGTCAGCAGCATGGTCAGCAAGGTCAGCAGCAGAGTCAGCAGCATGGTCAGCAAGGTCAGCAGCATGGTCAGCAAGGTCAGCAGCATGGTCAGCAAGGTCAGCAGCATGGTCAGCAGAGTCAGCAGTAAGGTCAGCATGGTCAGCAAGGTCAGCAGCATGGTCAGCAAGGTCAGCAGCATGGTCAGCAGAGTCAGCAGTAAGGTCAGCATGGTCAGCAAGGTCACCAGATCGTGACTGGGAAAC